TATTATGACACCAAAAGGCATGAATATAGAAAAAAATATGATAAGCCCAAAGATGATGAGTGTTGGTGGAGTTGTAGATATGACAAGATCAATACAAATTAATCCAAAGACAGGAGAGTAATATGAGCAAAAGTTTAAAAAATAAAATGAAGATTTTAGAATTAGAAAAACCACTCGGTGATCTGGTTAGCACTGTTGATACACTTACAGGTGGAAAACTAAGTAGAAGAAGAAAAATGAAAGCAAAACTTATAGAACTCAAAGATAAGTTAGGCATGAAAGATGGTGGTAAAGTTCAAAAATTTTCAGGTGGTGGTGAGACAGATCCAAAGACAGATTTAGAAAAACAAATGGAAGCTTTGAAAGAAATAATAGATGCTGATACTCAAGGTAGTTTTGCAGGAACAGATACTGTTACTGACAAAGACAGAGAAGCTATGAAAAAATTTATGCAAAACTTAAAGTCTGGTGGAAAAGTTGTTCCAGTCAAGATGGGTTCAGGTGGTGGTGTCTGTAAAGGTATGGGTATCGCAAGAGCTGGTGGCAAATTTAAAATAAGGTAAATAAATGGCTATTGAAAAAGTAAATGGTATAGAAAACATTGAAGCTCCAGAAGGCTTGGCTACAACAGTAGAAATTGAAGAGCCGCAAATATCTCCAAATGTAACAGAAATGGATGATGGCTCAATTGTTCTTGGTGAAATACAAGAAACTCAAGCTCCTATATCTATTCCTTTTGACTCTAATTTAGCAGAACATATAGAAGAATCAGATCTTAATTCAATGTCATCCGACATTGTTTCTGAAATACAAGAAGATATAAATTCCAGAAAAGAATGGGAAGATCAGTATAAAAATGGTTTAGAGTTACTTGGAATGAGTTATGAAGACAGAGCAGAGCCTTTTGAAGGTGCTTCTGGCATTGTTCATCCATTACTTGCTGAGTCAGTTACTCAGTTTCAAGCACAAGCATACAGAGAGTTATTACCTGCTCAAGGTCCTGTTAAAACATCAGTCATTGGTGCAGAAACTCCTGAAATAATCGCTCAAGCAGAGCGTGTTAAAAATTATATGAATTATCAGATAACTTATGAAATGGAAGAATATGATCCAGAGTTAGATCAGATGTTATTTTACCTTCCAATTGTAGGTTCATCATTTAAAAAAGTTTACTTTGACCCTTCATTGCAACGAGCAGTTTCAAAGTTTGTTCATGCAGAGGACTTAATTGTTCCTTTTAATGCAACAGATTTAAAAACAGCTACTAGAATATGTCATGTTATTCGCATGGATTCTAATGAAATAAGAAAGTTGCAACTAACTGGGTTTTACAGAGATATAGAGTTGCCTACATCAGGTTTGGATTCAGACAATTATGATGAGGTAAAAGAAACAATTAAAGATATTGAAGGCATACACTCACATTCCAGTAGCAATGAAGATTTAACATTATATGAAATTCACACAGATTTAGATTTACCAGGATTTGAAGATACAGATCAACAAGGTGAATCCACTGGGTTAAAAATGCCTTATATCGTTACGATAGTGGAGAAATCTGGTGAAATATTATCAATCAAGCGTAATTTCAATGAAGGTGATTCGTTCCGTAGGAAGATCCCTTATTTTGTTCATTATAAGTTCTTACCTGGTCTTGGGTTTTATGGCTTTGGTCTTACTCATATGATAGGTGGCTTATCAAGAGCATCAACTTCAATATTAAGACAACTTATAGATGCAGGGACATTATCTAATTTACCTGCTGGGTTTAAAGCAAGAGGTGCTAGGATAAGAGATGACGAAACTCCTTTAAATCCAGGTGAATTTAGAGATGTGGATATGGTAGGAATGGATTTAAAACAGGCAATTATGCCTTTACCATTTAAAGAGCCGTCACAAACTCTTTACAACCTTATGGGAACATTAATTGACTCTGGCAGAAGGTTTGCTTCAATGGCTGACATGAAGGTTGGAGAAATGCAAGGAAACGCTCCAGTTGGAACGACTATGGCTATTATGGAAAGAGGCACAAAGGTAATGTCTGCTATTCATAAAAGGTTGCATTATTCACAAAAAATTGAATTTCAATTACTTGCAAGAATATTTGCAATGGGTGTGCCAATGTACCCTTACCAAGTTCCAGGTGCACCACCAGAAATTAAACAGACAGATTTTGATAGTAGAATTGATGTTTTACCTGTGTCTGATCCTAATATTTTTTCAATGTCACAGAGGATTGCATTAGCACAAACACAATTACAATTAGCGCAAAGCAATCCAGATATTCATGGTCAAAATGGTATGTATCAAGCTTATAGAAAAATGTATGAAGCTTTAGGTGTTACTAATATTGATGCTATATTACAGCCACCACCACAGCCTATGCCTATGAATCCAGCTAAAGAAAATCAAGAAGCTTTAAGAGGTGGGATTTTAACTGCATTTCCAGAACAAAACCATCAATCTCATATTTCTGCTCATTTAGCTATGATTTCAACTCCAATAGCTCAATCAAATGCAGGAATATTGATGACTTTACAAGGTCATATATCTGAACATATTGCAATGATGTCTGAGATACAGGCACAAAAAGAACTTATGGATAGTATGTCTCCACAAGAACAAATGATGATGCAAAATGATCCTAATGCTATGCAAAAAATTCAAAGTCAAATTGCTTCAAGATCAGCAGAAATAGCTTCAGAAATAAGTGAAGAATATGCAAAATCTATTACACCACCTCCAAGTGAAGATCCTCTTGTAACTATAAGGAAACAAGAATTATCATTAAAAGGTCAGGAAATACAACAAAAACAAGATCAATTTGAAAAGAAACAAGCATTAGATAAAGAAAAAGAAAGAAACGATGTTTTATTAGATCAACAAAAAATAGATCAACAGGAAGAATTGGCTAATCAAAAAGATCAAACAACAAGAGATATAGCCGCAATGAAATCAATGAAAGGATAAAATTATGTCTAGTTCAGTGCAGGAAAAAGTAAGAGCAGTTGAAAAAGAGAAAAAAAGACAACGAACACTTGCAAGAGAAGGAGCTTTAGATGCCATTAGACAAAGGCAAAAGCCAGAAGACAATCAGCCAGAACATAAGGAAGTTGATGTCAGAGAAATACCCACAGAAACAAGCAATAGCGATAGCGTTGAGTCAAGCTGGGAAATCAAAAAAGAAAAGCCAAAGAAAAAAAGTCGTAAGAAAAATACAAAAAAAGAATAACGGTGGCATAATTAAAAAGTTTTCTGATATAGCTAGACCACAAAAATTTAAAGGAATTTTTTAAAATGGTTGATCCCGCCACTATTGGTCTAGCTCTTACAGCCGCTTCAAAAGCTTTTAGTGCATTGAAGGCTGGATTTGCAGTTGGTCGCGATATAGAATCAATGGGGAAAGACCTCTCAAGATGGATGGGAGCATCAAGTGACATTGATAATGCAGCCAAAACTACGCAGAATCCATCGGCTTTACAAAGAATATTTAAAGGAAGTCAAATTGAAGCTAGTGCGATAGAAGCAGTGGTTGCCAAGAAAAAAATGGAAAAACAACGCTATGAAATGAAAACATTTTTGAACATGACTTATGGACCTAACGCTTGGAACGATGTTTTAAAAATGGAGGGCGATATAAGGAAGCGTAGGCAGCGTGAAATCTATGATAGGCAAGAATTAATACGAAAAATATGGGAATATATTGGTTGGACAATTTTATTTTGCACAATTGTAGGGTTTATTTTATTTCTTGCTTATTTATACAGAGAGAATAAACATGGATAAAAGTATATGTTTAAAATCATTGTTATATTTTTGTTTATGTTTTATCCTGTTTCTCTTAATTCAGGTGCAAAGGAATATAAATACAAAGGTCAACCAAAATGGTCTTGGCAACAAAAACAAATTAGAAAAAAAGACAAAAAGATATATACTACTTGCAGGTTAAAAACTCAGAAGACATATAAAGGTAAATTGGCGTGTATATATGAAGGAGCAAACAGAACTTATGAATTGGAATTTACAGATACTTTCATTGGGTGTCCTCGTTCTTACAAGTGCCTGCACAATCCTAACTCACCAGAACCAAGTATTGATGATGTTTTAGACAGCTTGAGACAGCAGATGAAAAAATGACAGAAGATAATAAAAAACCAGTATCAATAAATGTAAACGACCATTCGTTTGAAATTGTGTTGAGAATTTTAGGAAATGAGTTAATTGCAACAAGGATTTCTTCTTCTAATTTTAGTGGAAAATTAATTGCTGGTGGCATTTTGCTTTTGTTTTTTACTTTTATGATATTAGAAGTATTTGGTTTAAATGAGATATTAAAATAATGGTACAAAAAAAACTTCAGAAAGAATCTATATATGCAGAATATGATGAGGATGGTGATGGGATAGTTAGCGATGATGAGCTATCTCATGTTGCCGAAATAAAAAAATTAGAAAATGACCTTCGTAAACAAAGAGCACAAAGGCGTATGGCGACTGCAAGTTTGGTTGCTATGGGTGTATTTACTGGTGCGATGTTTTTTGTTGATATTGAAAGAGTCAAAGCTCTTTCTGATATTAGTAATCTTTTTTATATTAGTGGTGCTGGAATTGTTGGTGCTTACATGGGTGCTTCAGCTTTTATGAATAAAAATGGAAAATGAAAAAGTTATTAATAAAATTTTTATCTAATCTTGAAAAAATTAATGAATACTTTTTTTCAAAAGTTCGTACATCATTAAATTTTTTAAAAGAATGTTTGAAGTCTAAAAAGGAAAAATGACAACTTTTATGTTAATGTGTTATTTAAATCTTAATTTAAATGCATCTGTTCATTTTAAAAATCTTAATGATTGCTTGTATTATTCAGAAAAATTAAATAAACAAAAGGTAACAATTCCAGAAAAGATTGAAAGTTATAAATGTATGTGTAAACTTATTCCATATGTAGATGAAAAAAATACTAAAATATATTAGGAGGTAGCGATGTTACAAGCATTAATAGGTCCAGTAACTGGACTTTTGGATAAATTCATAGAAGATAAAGATCAAAAAGCAAAGTTGGCTCACGAAATAGCTACGATGTCCGAAAAACACGCGCAGGAGGCTTTACTTGGTCAGTTAGAAATTAACAAAGCTGAAGCCGCAAGTGGCTCTATATTCAAGGGCGGCTGGCGACCCGCAGTTGGATGGGTTTGCGCTATTGCGTTTGCATATCATTTTATACTTAAAGATTTAATAATATTTGGTGCAACATTTTCTGGTGCACAATTGCCAGAATTGCCAGAATTTGACATGGGTACACTTTTAACTGTTTTGGGTGGAATGCTCGGAATTGGCGGCTTGAGGACATATGAAAAACAAAAAGGTTTAACTAAATGACAGTTTTATGCCAAAGGTGTAAAATTGCTTTAATAAAAACAGAGTTGAAAAATGTTTATAAATGTCCTATGTGTAAAGTTGTTGTTGAAAAAGAAGAATAATTATGGATGGCGTTAAATTAGCTGAACATTTATATAAGAACATTCGTCAAAAAAAAGAGCAACTAGCTCAATCTTTGACAGATGGCGCGATAAATTCTATGGAAGATTATCGGGAAATTACAGGTCAAATACGAGGACTGACTTGGATTGAAGAAGAAATAAGAACCTCGCTAAAAGGAATAGATAATGACTAAAAAACTTTATGTGCCAGAACGGATTTTGGCACAAAAAAAAATAAATCCGACTCCAAAAGCTATTTCTAAAGCTTTTGATCAAAAAGAAGATTCCAATGAAAATTCAAAAGATCCTTCTAAATTAGAGCCGTCTGTATTAGATAGACTGCCACAACCAACTGGCTATAGAGTTTTGGTAATACCTTATTATGTTTCTGAAAAAACAAAAGGTGGTGTTTTTATACCAGATGCAACGAGAGACAGAGAAAGTTTTGCTACTGTTGTTTCGTATGTAGTTAAGCTTGGTCCTGATGCATATAAAGATTCTGATAAATTCCCAAATGGAGCATATTGTTCTGAGAAAGAGTGGGTACTTATGGGCAGATATGCTGGAAATAGGTTTAAAGTGGATGGTCTTGAGCTAAGAATCATAAATGATGATAATATTATTGCGAAAATACTTGATCCAGCAGACATTTCTTATATATAATGGAGGTAATTATGAATGAAACAGTAGAACAAATTAATGAAGAAAAAGAAGATCTTGTTGTTGAGATAGATGACAAGTCTGAAAGTGATGAAAAAGTCACTCAACAAAATTCTCAAGAAAAACCAGAAGATGAGCAAACAATTGTTCGTGATGAACAACCAGTTGATGAACATGAGGCTTATGGAGAGAAAGTTCAAAAAAGAATTAATGAGTTAACTGCGAGAAGAAAACAAGCAGAAGAAGACACTAATAATGCAATTAATTGGGCAAAATCTCAAAAAGAAGAAAATGATCAGTTAAAACAACAACTTGAAACATACACAAAGGCTCATACATCAGAGTTTGACACAAGGGTTACTTCTCAGGAAAGCCAAGTTAAACAGTTATTAAAGGAGGCAGTAGATGCTCAAGACGCTGATAAGATTGCCGAAGCAACTGGCGCAATGGCTAATATCGCTATTGAAAAAGAAAGACTCAGAAGACTTAAACTCCAACAAGAGCAAAATGAAACAGTTAAAAAAGATGAAGGAAAAAACAATCAAGAAAACCAAATCCCTCAACAAGTAAATCCTCAAGAGGCTTTGCAGAACAATCCAAAAGCACTTGAATGGATTAAAAAGAACGATTGGTATGGGAAAGATAAAGTCATGTCTACTGCTTTAATGCAAGTAGATCAAGAAGTTCTTAATCTTGGTTATTCACCTACTTCTGATGAATATTTTAGTGAAATAGATAGAAGAATGGCTGATTACTTTCCACAAAAATTTCAGGTCAACAATAAAAGCGTCCAAACTGTTGCTCCTGCTAACGGCAGAGCTTCTGCTAAAACTGGGCGAAAACAAAAAGTAGTTCTCTCTGAAAGCGAAAGAAGAATTGCTGATAAAATGGGTGTGCCTTATGAGGCATATGCTAAACAGAAAGTTAAATTAGAATCTGGTAAGGGAGCATAAAATGGCTGATAGATCAAACCGAGAAACTGCAACTCGTGAAAAGCAGGAAAGAAAATTAGATTGGAAGCCACCAACAACATTGGATGCACCAGAAGCTCCTGTGGGATATAAACACAGGTGGATAAGAGAAAGCGTCATGGATTATGACGATAAAGCAAATATATACAAAAGAAGGAGAGAAGGGTACGAGTTAGTCCGTGCAGACGAACACCCAGATTTTGATACCCCTGTGATTGATGAAGGCAAAAACGCTGGAGTAATTGGTCTTC